TTTTGTAGCATGGTTAGTACCGTCAGCCCAAACAATGTGGTCAGTACCAGCAAGATTATACCTAAAGAAAGTATACTTGTTTGCGTTTGTTCGTCCACTGTCAATCTCTGTCCAGCTACCCGTTGTTCCTGCTTCAAATACTTTTTCGCCTCTGGCTGCAATAACTTTGTTATTACCTTCAAAGTAAGCTGACATCAAAACTGATTCACTATCAGAAGCAGTTTGTGGAACTACATTACTATTCCACTTTTCAAAACCATTGATGCGTCTATATCCACCACCAACGTCAGGTTCAAAGTTTTCTAACTCAAGAGCCATGCCGGGTTGCATAGCAAACGTAGAACGGTTTAAAATAAGTCCACCTTCACACGCAAAATAAAATGGATTCAGTCCAGATTCATCAGCCATGTCTTACACTCCTGATGGGAACATCGAAGTGCCATAACGCTGTGAACGTGGTATATAGGTTGAACGAACATAGTTAAAGTTTCTGTTCAAGAATAAACTTTGCATTTGTTTAATGCCTTCTTCAAACCTAGAAAAATTAATTCCATATTGTTGGGCTTCACCACGATATTGATAGCCGTATGCTGTTGCCCCATCAACAATAACTTGCCTAAACTGTTCTGGAATAATAGGAACATCTGTATCTGCAGATAACGGAGTTGGTTTTATATATGCGTCAAATTTAAGTGTATATGCTTTATCAGGATATGGAAATAAACCGTAGTTGTTATCTGGAGTTCTAAATACATAAATAGGTACACCACCTACATTTGATGTACTTTCTTGGTCAATATATTTTAATACATATTCTTTGTAATCAATATTCCGTAGAGTTGTACCTGCAACTCCAAGTGTGTTATCTTTTTCGATACGGAACGTATCATAATCTACATGGTATAATGTTGCCCCTATAGTGTAACGAGTAGTTCCTGCTACAAGGGTTTCGGTTTGTAGGCTGTGACTAAATGACCAGCCAAATTCTCTTTGAAAAATATAATTTATGGCATCATTAACTGCATTCTTACACTGTGTCTGAAAACCACGTGAAGCTGTAAAGTTACTAGCAGTCAGTGCTACTTCATTAAAACGAGCAAGCACCTCATTTGTAATATCTAAATAATTATATGCCATTTTAAATCCTTAGCAAAAGTGAAGGGGCAAGTTACCCTGCCCCCTCAGTATTATTTAGGCAAGAGTATCTCGGTCTACTTCGTTAGCAGAAGTATCACCTTGAGAACTTACATCCATCATGATGGCGTAAACTCTAAGTTTACCTGCAGTGAAAGATGCTCCTGAACCTGCGAAAGTAACATCAAGAGTATCATCAGAAGCAAGTACTACGTCTGCAGAAACAGTTACGCTAGGAGCATAAGCACCATCAGCAGCACCGTCAATGTCAAATGCAGTGACATACTCATCAGCATCAGCCGCACCAAGAGTTACGGTTGCGTCTGTACCAGTGTTCATGGTCGCACTTTCAACAACTTCTACACCTGCAGCCATAATTTTGGTTCCTGCAGGAATAGTGATTGCTTGAACAACATCACCTGACGATGGGTCTACAGTAGTAGCCACGATGTCGATGGTGTTTTCAACCATGTAAGGGTTTCGACCGCGCTGGGAATTACCAGTAGCGGCTTTAAGCAATGATGTAATTGTAGCCATTTGTCATTCCCCCCTTATGCCAAGTGATATTTGGCGTTAACAAGAGCTTCAGGTCGAAGAATCTTGCGGCCATATAGATGCATACCGCGAACAATGTCTGCAAATGAGTCAGGGTCACGATATGTTTCTGTTTTGTTAATCTGCTCTGCAGTTGCAACAGCAGATGAGTGACCAGCAACAATCACACCGTAGTTAGTGTTACTGTTCGCACCAGCGAAGGATGGACCAGTACCAACTGAAGGTAGGTTGTTAGACTGATAAACTTGGAAGCCATGAATTTGAGTGCCAATCTGACCGTTTTGCAGACCAGAGCCACCAAAGTCAGCGTTGAACAGACGAGAATCTTCGTCCTTCAGCACTTCCATGAATACCGGGTCAAGGACCAGCCACCTGCCTTGAGAGTCTACGTTTTGCTGGTCAAGAAGACGAGCCATACGTGCAATCAAAGTTAGTGGGTGAGTATCACCAGCAGCAGGAGTTGCGTCAGTTGCGCCACCAGTTCTTGGCTGGATAGCAATGCCATAACCTGCAGAACCTACTGAACCTGCACCGTCAGAAAAGTCAGATGCGTCCAACTTCATTGATGCAAGCAGTTCGTCTGAACCAGCAGTTGAGACAGCCTTTGAACCGTTAACAGTTGTGTTAACAGTGTCAGGCGAACCGTGGATAGCAGACTGTGTAAAGCCTGACACATAACCAAGAACGTCTTGGTCAAACTGGTCAGCAAGGCGATAAGCAGCTCGGTCACTTGCCAAACTTTGGAAGTTGACGTGACTATGGGCTTCTTCAATATCATCAACCTTGAACGCAAAGTAGTTAGCTTTGTCGATAGTCAGGTTGAAGTCTTCATCGTCAAGGTCTTGCGGAGTGATAGTAGTACCACGTGCATAAGCCTTAACTGTAATTTCGGGTTCCTTGATAATCTTAACGGAATCACCCATTGTAGCAATTTCACCAAAGTAATCATTATTAGTGATTGCTTCAGCAACAGCAGACTTGCGGAAAGCAAGCTGCACCTGTTTGCTGTAAATGACGGGTGAAAAATTACCGTTAGGAAGATTACCATAACCACTAGCAGTAGTAAAAGCCATGATGTTTTCTCCTATTTTATAGCATTTCACAGATGCAAACTCACGAGACTAATCAGGAGGCTGATTCACTATGGGTGCGTATATTATCTAGTTGGCCTACCAGATATTCAACGGGCCATGCTCTTCAGGTAATCCGTAAGACTGTGCTGTTTGCGGATGATATAAGTACATTGCGCAATACACTTATACCTAAGTGACTATAGTTATACTTACATATATAACTTTGTCAACACTTTTTTATCTGGCAGAACCAGACATATCATAGATAAACTTTCCACTACGGATAGCTTCCATGATTTCATCAGACCTCTTCTCATATTCTTGAGGAGACATCTTATGAACTTGAGACTCACGTAAATATGTAGATGCTTCATTATCTTGAGGCTTGCTACGTGAATTACGTGTGTTAACTGACTTGGCTGCATCTTTACTGTTAGAAGACTTTTGTGTTTTAATTCCTCTATCAGATTTATACAGGTCAATTGCTCGTGCGGCAGACTTTGCATCATTATCATTTTCATACAATGCATCCTGAATCCATTTAGGCTGGTCTTCTGCCCACTCGTGGAAATCATCACTATCACGGATGTCTCCAAAGTCAGGATGTAAATGCATAAGTTCTGCTTCAGCTTTCTCTTTCTTAGCAGTGTACTGCATATCATCTACTGCTTTCATTTTATCTTCAAGAGATTTTGATTGCTCTCTAGCTTTTTTGATTGCAATAGTTTCAATGATTGCTGCTACGTCAGGATATTCTTTTATCCACTTTTCCAAGTCTTCTTCAGACTTAGGCAGTTTCATTTCCTTACGTGTAGCACTATCTAACTGCTTCTTAAGTTCTTCCAGTTGCCCTTGAAACTCTTTTTCTTTTTCCTGCACATGTCTACGCAGGTCACCATAACGCTTCTTAAATGTTTTTTCTTCTGCGTTAGTTGGTTCAGCTTCTTGTGGTTCTTCTGTAGTTTCTTCTACTTCACCACGTTGCTCTTTAAGCATTTGCTCAAGTTCTTCTTCTTCTATTTTGCGTTTTTCTTCGTTAGTATATTTACGATTTGCAAACGCAATTTTCTTTTCGGGCTTCATTTCTTCAGCCATAATAGCAGCTTCTGCCATTTTCTTTTCTCCTTCTGGGGCCACCGTAGCCATGTTGGGGGATGGGTAAGCCAGTTAATCTAACAGTTTATCGTGTTGCTAGTCCACGTCTTTGCTGAACTGGTGTAGCAGGTCTACGTAAACGTATCTGCGACATTAGTTCAGGACCAAGTACCTTTGACAATACTCGACCTTGTTCCGTTCCTGCCATAGCACGAATAGTGTCTTTTTCTTCGTCTGATAACGCCATGTAACGCTCACGAATTTGATTAAAAAACTCTTCCATTATTATATCACCTATTTTACAAAAAGTCCAATAACAAAGAACTGAAGGGTGCGATAATAATAGTTTACACCTGCTTTAATTCCTTTTTTAATTCCACGTCCATAGGATACAAAATCTTTAAACTCTTGATAGTGTTTTTGAGCCTCGCCTTTTTCAATTGCTCGTTTGCCCATAAATCTGTATCCACGTCTAAATGCTTCACCATACCATTTTCCATGATATTTTTTAGTACACCACATTTCTGCTTTAGCTTTATCCATAGCAC